CGCATTATAAATCTGGAAACTTTAATACAGTATCTACAAAGCCGTATTCTGAAATAGAAGCTAATTCTAAACGAGCAGAACTTGCTGTAGATGCTTATTTAGCTTACAAGATTGCAGGAGAATCGCCAGATCTTGATGCTATTGGTAAGTTGTATAGGCCTGACCAAAAAGAACCGCATATAGCGGCAAAACGATTATTGAAGTCAAAGGAAACAAAACAAATGATAAAAGAGAAACTACAAGAGATCTTAACTGATAAGGGTGTAGATGAGGGATATGTATTAGATGTAATGAAAGATGCTATTGTTGTAGCAAAGATGAAAGAAGATAGCGGAAGTATGATTAGAGCTGCTAAAGAACTTTCTATCTTTTTAGATATGGCACCAAACAAATCATCACAAACAGAAACTATAGAAATGGATATTAGTCATCAAATAGCTAATCAGTACGAAACTCAAACTAAAAAACTTAAAGCAACACAAAAGAAAGAGTTACCAAGTGGAGAAACGAATAGTACTGAAGGGGAAGGAAAATAACTTACTTGTATTTTTAGCTACGCTTGTTCAGGTAGCAGAAGATATGCAGTTAGATATTACGATAATTATCGATGAGTGATAAACAAGACATACTATTAAAGATGCAACAGGATATGTTATTGTTCGGCCGAATGGTTATGCCGAATATGTTTAGTGCAGAATCTCCTCCGTTTCATTACGATCTAACTCGAACGCTTCTTAGTAAGGACAAACAAATTAATGTTATTGCTCCACGTGGCCACGCTAAGTCTTCGGTTGTTGCTGGTATTTATCCTTTGTTTCATTTAATGTTTGATAAGGGTGTAAAAGTAATTGTACTTGTATCTCGTACACAATCACACGCTACAAAACTATTAGGAACTATAAAAGATGTCTTGGATTATTCTCAAGAATTTCGTTATTTCTTTGGGTATTGGGGAATGCAATCAGCACGTAAATGGACAAACACAGAAATAGAATTAAAAGATGGTAGTGTTATTATTTGTAAAGGCACTGGTCAACAGATACGTGGTATTAAACATGGAAACCAACGACCTACTCTTTTAATATTAGATGATCCTGAAGATGAAAATAATACCAAAACAGCAGAAGCTATGGAATACAATTTACGTTGGTTGTTGCAATCTGGCGTACCATCACTTGATCCGTTATCTGGTAGAATATGTGTTATTGGTACTCCGCAGCACGAACGTTGTATGGTAGAAACATTAAAAGATATGAAGGGTTGGAAAACTTTAGAATTTAGACCTGACTTAGAAAAAGGTGTTTCGTTATGGGAAGAAGTGTGGCCAATAGAAAAATTAAAAGAAAAAAAAGAAGAGTTAGACAGTATCAACAGATTGTCTGTATTTTATCGTGAGTATCTATGTCAAATTGTAGGAGATGAAGACAACCTATTTAGACAAGAGTATATACAAAGCTACGATGGTTACATTGAAAAAGACGAAGCAGGATTCTCAACTCTCATCCTGACGAACCTTAATGGTGAGGAAGTAGAAGAGAGGAGAGCTGTAAATATTTTTACAGGAGTCGATCCTGCGTCTAGTACACGAAAAACTGCAGACTATTCTGTAATATTTAATATTGCCGTAGATGAAGAAGGAAATAGATTTTGTTTACCTTATTATAGAAAACGAGCAACTCCGCTAGAAGTAGCAGATGCTATTATCCACAACTTTAAAGTATATCGCAGTACTAAAACAAGAATTGAATCTGTTGGTTATCAAGAAATGTTACGTCAGTATATAAAAGAACAGGCAGAACAAATAGGTATGTTTATTCCTGGTCTTGAAATAAAAGAGAACCCTAGAACTAGTAAGTCGTATAGACTAGAAAGTTTACAACCATTGTTTGCTAGCAATAAAGTTTACATACAATCCTCTATGCAAGCTTTTGTAGACGAACTACTATTATATCCTCGTGGTAAACACGATGACTTGCTAGATGGGTTCTTTTATGCTAATAAAAATTGTTACAAACCTTTGCATGAAAGTAGTGTAAAATCATCAGAAGATAACTATTTTTTAGGAAATACTACTAAAAACTGGAAAACTATCTAATAGTTCTTGACTTTTATTAAAAAATTCTTATAAGTTAATAGAGAGAGTTATGCGTATAGATCTTAATAAATACCGTTTAAACTTAGTCAAAGTTTTAGATAAGGTAACAAATGTTAGTATACCAAAGGGATATGAGGTAGTAAATGCCAGAACAAATAAAAAAAAGAACAAAAAGTTCTAGAAGTAACGTATCAGATAAATTGTCTGATGTGTTTGGATTTGAAAAAGGCGACATCACAGATGGAGGCGAATTATTACCTGAAGTTCAAGAATCTTTAGAATTACTTAACGAATACGATAACTCTCGTGAAACTTGGGCTGTTAAGTTTCAGGAATCTTTAGA